TTCTTTCTAACCTTTATGACGACAAGATTCAGATAAAGTTTGTCCCGGGCGAGGAGATGGATAACAAGAAGATAGAGGTATTAAACAAGCTCGCCGTAAATGACTTTCGGGAGATGGATATGTCTCGTATTCAGTATGATTGGATATGGGACGCGCTTTTCTTCGGGCAAGGGTTTTTAGAAACTCTGCGTTTTAACAAGAAAAGAAAAGTAATAGAACCATCAGTCATTAATCCGTTGATGTTCGGTTACGATCCATTCTTTGAAGAAGTACAGGATTGGAGATATTACTGGAAATGGGTAACAAAAACCAAGTGGGAGTTAAAGAAGTTGATTAAAGCGGGAGTAATTGATGGAATCAAGAAGCCGGAAAAAATACCGACTGGCGTTGATACCTATTTATGGGATTATAAAATTAAAAGAGATGACGCTAAAAAAGGCACGGCACCGGCTAGCGATACTCAAGCGGGAGATATCTATCAGATTTTAGAGTTTTTCGGATATGATGATAAAGGAAACAAATCTGTTGTCTGGGTGGATAAGGGCGTTACCAAGAAATTATTTCAGATGAAACTGGATTTGGGGGACGGAGAAGAGTTTGTCGCCCCCGATGGAACATCCATTGAAACAGATTCAAAGTGGCCGATTGTGGTCAAGCAAGCATTCAGAGAGCCGCATTCATCAATTCAATTTTCTATAGCCGACTTGTTGGAGGATAAACATAGAGCCAAGTCAGTGCTTTTAAACCTTGCTTTTATTGCCGCCAAAGATAGGGCCAATCCTATTTATGGTTATAATCCCGATAAAGTTAGAGATGTTGCTCAATTCTTCTCACGACAGATTAACCAACACATTCCGATGGATGACGAGACTGCCTCATGGCCTTTGAACAAAGAAGATCCCATGAGTGCCGGACTTATTAACTTTATTTCAATGCTGACCACAGAGGCCAATGAACCAGTGGGAACAGGAACCGTGGCCCAACCAGAACCGAGAAAGGTAAGTAATACAGCCACAGAGGCGGCAATAGAACAACAATTAAATGATGTAGCCAAGTCCTTGCAATCAAAAGTGATGCAATTCGGAGAAAGTGAATTTTGGAGCCATTGGTTTCACCGATACAAGAAATATGGCAAGGAACTGGGGTCGAAAATGGCTAATGTGGTGGGAGTCAAGGGAGTTAAGTCCACTGAAGTTCAGTTTTCGGACTTTCAGACTGACTTTCCACCCGGAGTCCTTGTTTATTCGGCAAAGGAGGCCGATTACAAGGAATTGGTTATGAGGCGGGAGTTGATAAATCTTTATCCGCAGTTGGTTCAGACTTTAGGGCCCGAAGGAATGAGAAACTTTAATAAACACGTATTCTTTCCCAAGTTTTTGCAAGACCCATCCTTGATTGATGTGATGTTCCCGGAGACCCTTGACGAAATGCACGCCCAAGAAGAGAATGAAATACTTAAACAAAATAAGTATTCAAAAGTTGCCCAAACTGATGACCATTTGACGCATATTTACATTCACCAGATGTTGCAACCTAAGACTTTAGCTGTTTGGTTTCATATCGCCGAACATCAGGAGTATGCAAACGGAGCGAAATATGATATGATGGTAAAAGAAAGTATGCAAGAAACTTCCACCGAATCAACCAAACCAATTAACCATGAACGATTATCTCCTATGGGAGCGGCTACGCCGCTAAAACAGGAGATGGAAAGTTCAACACAAACATTTGAGTGACACTTATTCACCCAAAACACCTCGAGGTAAGGACGGTAATCAAAAAGTCGGTTATGCTCCGGCTAAATTAACATTGGCCTCGACCAATAAAGAAAACGCCAATGTTTCTTCAGTATTGGCACTTGGACATGACACTACGGAACTCGAAGTATCAGCCGTGGCCCAAGGCATTGCAGGAAGGTGGGCGCTTAACCAAGCCGCCAGCGTGGTAACAGCCGCGGGAACAGCTAACTTTGATTTTGTCGTTCCATCCGGAGAAACACGAAGATTCGTAGTTCCGATTAGAGCATTTACTCCAACCTCTGGGAGTGTTCAGGGG